TACATTTAACAAAGTCTTTAATGCTTATACAGAAATCAAAGACGCTAAATTAACTTTCATAGACCTATATAATTTGCAGGAACACCTAAGAAAGAATGGCATACACGATAGCTCAAAACATCAAACGACTATCCGTATTATTTCAGGTAAATTCGGAACAGACGTTAAAGTTTCTTACAAAGACTTCTACAATCAATTAGAATTATGTAAGTTAGCCCTTCAAAATTATCAACACGAAATAGAAGTTATATGAAACATTTATTAAGTAGTTCAGCTTTTTTAATAGTGAACAAGCAATTAGCGAAGCAGGTAGGGTTGAAGGGTGCAGTCCTACTTGCTGACCTAATTAGCAAAGAAGAATACTTTATATCTAACGGAATGACTGACGGTTGGTTTTTTAATACTGCTAAGAATATAGAAGAAGATACTTGTTTAACTTCACACCAACAAAGAAAAGCAATTAAGATCTTAAAAGACTTAGGAATAATAGAAACTAAAGTAGTAGGTATTCCTGCAAAGCAGCATTTTAAAATAATTGAAAACAAGTTGTTAAGTTATTTCAATACTAGTTGTGAAGAAACTGCAAAACTAGTTGTTAAAAAAACGCAAACTATTAATAAGAATAACAATAAGAATAATAATAACAATAATATATCTAATAGGAGAAATGAATTTGTTTTTGAGGTTTTGTCTTTTGATTATGATGAAAGTATTTTAAATGGATTTGTAGATTATTGGACAGAACCTAATAAGTCTAAATCTAAAATGAAATTTGAATTACAAAAAACTTGGGAAACAAAAAGAAGATTAAAGACTTGGGCAGCTAATCAAAAGAAATGGGATAAACCTAAGTCTAATAAAAAAACAATGTCTAAATTAGACGCTCAAATTAACGAATGGCAAAAAGCAAAAGAATTATTATGAAACCACTAAAACAAGAAAACTTAAAAGAGCTAACTGAAAAAGTTTTAGACTTAGTTGCTAAGACTTCAGTTGAAATAGGGCATAGGTCAGATGCTCAGACTTTAGCTTCATTATCTAAAATATTTGCTGAGGACTTAATACAAGAAAAGCGTTTTGGCAATATGACCTTCAACCAAGTACAAGATGCTTTTAGACAGGGAGTAAGATTTGGAAAGGACGAACCCTTTTTAAATATCAGAACATTCTACAAATGGGTGTATGCTCAAAAGAAGTTAGTAGACAATGCTTACTATGAAGTTCATACTTTAGGAAAGCCAAAGGAAAAGACCTTATGGTATCAAGAACCAATAAAATTATTAAGATGAAGATATTAACAATCGTATGGGGAATAATAATTGTACTATGTATTTTAGAAGCTGTATTTTGTTCTAAGTTTGAAGATGAAATTTGAACGAAAGGAACATAGAGAAAGACAGAACAAAGCTCTTAAACAATTCTGTAAGCACTTTGGTTTGACTTATGGCTCACACGAGGAATATGCTCACATAGATGCAGTCCTTTATAACAAAGGAAAGATAACAGGTTTTGCAGAAGTAAAAGGAGTTCATAAAAATATAGAGGACAAACAAGATGTTATTGTAGCAATGCGTAAGATAGTTAAAGCACAACAGCTTCAAGTTAATAGTGGGAAGCCTGTAGCTATTATATGGGCTTTTAATAATGCTATTGTCTATGAAAGAATAAATAACTTGAAGGGAATATTTTATTATGGCGGTAGGAAAGTAAGAGAAGGAAGTACTTTTGATCAAGAACAAATTGTTAAAGTATTAATTAAAAACCTAATAAGAATTGAAGAAGACAGTCAGTAAATTAAAAAAGGAACTTGACAAGTGGTTTAGTCTTTACATTAGACTTAGGGAAGCTAACGAATACGGGATGTGCCAATGCTTCACCTGTGGAGTGGTCAGGCACTACAAAGACGGTATGCAAAACGGACACTTTCAGTCTAGGAAACATTTGTCTACAAGATTTGATGAGGAGAATTGTCAGGTGCAATGTGTTAAGTGTAATGTTTATGCTTGGGGTGAGCAGTATAAGTTCAGTCTAGCATTAGACTCAAAGTATGGAGAAGGTACTGCTGAGGAGTTACAATTTTTAGCTAGAACAACATTAAAGATTTCTAGAGTTGAATATGAAGAAAAGATAAGTTATTACAAATCACTTGTTGATAAGTTAAAAAAAGAAAAAGGAATTGAGTAAACTTTTTTATTAAGTTTGGCGTATGATAGAACCGATTTACGCAAGTGAGGAACACAAACAAATAATAGAAACATATATTTTAATGTGTACTGAGTTCTCAAAAGAAGTAAGCACAAAAGCAAGATACAACAACTACTTAGAGGTGTTAGACATTATACTTGAATATCATAATAATTACGGCAAAGGAGTAAAAAAGAATAATTGGTACGATTGGTTAATGATTATTCCAATAAATTTATCAGTAGCTACAAATGGTTTCTTTGCAGGGCTTGAAACAAAAGGTAATGCAGCTACTCTTAGAGCATACAAAACTGTACTAGATGAAATGGTTTATGATGTAACAGATAAAATAGACGCATTAGAGCAAATAAATGACTGAGATATATGCAGAAATATCTAAGCTAAGTTCTTTCTTTAGGAAGATGTGTTATGGTATAACGCAAGATGAAGAAGCTATTAATGATGCTGTACAGGAACTTATGATATACTTCCTTCAGATGAACCCTCAGACTTTGCAGGACATTTACGAAAAAGATGGAGTGAAAGGGATTAAGGGTTACGGAGCAGTTGTATTAAGAAGAAGTTTAACAAGTGTAAGAAGTCCTTTTTATTATAAGTATAAAAAATACTATACTAATTTAGTAGGAGTTTACACAGCAACATCAAGTCAGAACGCATATCATAAAAGTATCTATAACTTACCTGAAGAAACACAGGATAACTACAAATGGGAGAAGCTAGAAGAAATAGACAAAGTATTAGATAAGCAAACTTGGTATGATAAAAAGATATTTGAGCTTTACTACTCAGGAGAAACGCTTGACAGTCTAGCAAAGAAAACAGGAATAAGCAGAAACAGTTTATTTACTACAATAGATAAAGTAAGAGATATACTTAAAAAGGAATTGAATGAATAAGTTCTTTGTACCTAACGAAGTCTATGAAGATAGAATAGCAATTTGTAAGGGATGTGTTTACTATAAATCTTTATTAGGAAATTGCTCCATTTGTAAATGCTTTATGAAAGTGAAAGCACGAATAGCACCTATGGCTTGTCCTCAGAAGTATTGGGATAAAACAACAGAAGTAGAAACGCCTGATACTTTGCCACAGGAAATAGTAGAAGAAATATTAGATATGTGGAAAGACTTAAAAACAGGCAGAGCAAAAGATCAAGCAGCTAAAAAAAGAATGATAGAAACATACAATACCATTTTTAATACTTCATACAATGTAAGGACTAATTGTGGCTCTTGTATATCAACTTGCTTTGATGGAATAAAAAAACTATATAAAGAATATGCTAAGGGCTAAACTTAACTTAAATAACAATGCGGTTATTTTCTTATTTTTTTCTGAACCCTTAGCGTATTCATAACTTAAATAAATAGAAATGGAAAGAACTTATAAAACAATCAAGTGGGTATTAAACAACCACATTAAAAAGAATGTCAGAAGCCTTTGGACTTGGGAGAATGACAACTTTACTTGTATCTTTGAAAACTATGATGGTGATAGTAGAATATACACACCGCATCAGTTACTTAAACTTTTAAGCAAATGATGATCTTAGCAATAATAATCGCAATTATTATAATATTATTACTTGTAAATACTATTATAGAAAACAGAATAGCAATTAATAACAATAAAGATTTAATTGATAACATAAATAAATACTATGAAGACGAATAGAATACCTAGCTACTATATAGGCAAAAGATATAAGATAGAAGCTCGTAAGGTTATAGAAGATTTTGATCTTAGCTACAATACAGGAACGGCTGTTACTTACTTGTTAAGAGCTGAAAGAAAACACGCAAGTCCTATTGAGTGTATACAGAAAGCAATAAACCATTTAGAGTTTGAATTAGATAAATTAAAGAAATGATGAAAGACACAATAGAATTAGTTACTTGGAAAGGAGTAGTTAAAAAATATGGATATAAAGAAGGAGAAAATAAAGGAACTAGATTTGGGTTGCAATTAACTTTAGATGGTATGAACGACACTCAATTTATATGGTGTGAAACTAGCTTAGAACGAAAGAAGCTTTTTAAAACAATAATCCGAATAGCTAAGAATGAAGGAAGGGATTTAAANATAATAGAATAANATGACACTATATAAATGCGAATGTGGAAAAGAAGAAAAGGAAGTTGGTAAAGCTACAATAGTCCTAAGAGATAAAAAGTGGGTATGCAAAGAAGCTCAATGCAGTTGTGGTAAGTATATGGATAGCAAACCAACAGAAGGTATGCCTAGTCTTAAAAGAACTGAAGCTTCATTAAGTAAAAAAAAAAGAGGTGATAAGCTTTGGGCAGGAGCAAAGGAAAAGCTAATAGGCGAAAGAGGAATAAATGAAGACTACTAAATGAAGTTTGTAATAAAAGACAAAAGAGATAAGCAAAGCCTATTCAGTTACCTAAAAGAATTAGAGAACGATTACATAGTAAGTGTAAAGAAACAAAGAAACACAAGAAGCAATATGCAGAACAGTTATTATTGGAAATGTATCGTACAAGGATTAGCAGAAGAACTAGGATATTTCCCTAATGAGATGCACGATGCTTTAAGGGCTAGGTTCTTGTCTGAATATGAAATGATAAGTATTAACGATAATCAAATAGCAATAAATAAAATAGGAAGTACAACAGCTTTAAATACTAAATCCTTTGAGGAATACACAGAACAAATAAGAGTATGGGCTTTAACTGACTTGGGTATCAGACTAATGCTTCCAAATGAATACGAATAATTTCTATTATATAGTATGGAAAAAGAACAAAAGAGGACACAGGAGGGTAAAAAGAAACTACTAGCTGCACTAGAAGTATCATTAGGTATAGTAACAGAAGCCTGTGAGAAAGCAGACATAACAAGAAGCAGACACTATGCTTGGTATAATAGTGATGAAGAATACAAAAAGTCTGTAGATGAAATTGATAGTAAGTTTATTGACTTTGCTGAAACAAGTCT